CACCCTGCCTACTGTGCGTGGCTGCTTTTTCTCTGTAGGACGTGGGGCGGCAGCAATGTCATCTAATAGCACTCCAAATGCTCCTGCCAATCGCAGCCGAACGGGTAGGCTGAGGGGTCTTAGCCTCACACCTGTTTCAATACGGCTAATCGCTGACTGAGAGAGAAGGCATTTCCCTCCGAGTTGTAGCTGGCTCCATCCCCTCTGCCGTCTCAGCATCCTAATTACGTGCCCTACTTCAATGTTGCTCATAATGCTCCTCGTTACGCTTCGTCCGACCACACGTCAGACATTTTCTGTCTCCAGATTCGTCTATAACTGTTGCGCCATCGCAGGTTTCGCAGTCGAGAACAACGAGCGTAGACGCTGTGCTGGGGTGTCTCAGTAGAGAATCGAAATAATAATTAATTCTCATAAATTCAGTTCCCTTTCAATCAGCGCGATATATCCGTTAATAATAGTCAATTTTGGGGTATTGATTCTTGCTCCTGCTAACACAACCTGCTGGGACAGCTGGGCCAATCGTATCCCTGCCTCTTGTTGCTGGGTCTGTAGTGGACTCATGCTCCGCTCCCCTCTCGTTTATTCAGGTTTAAACCTTAATTGAGTGCCGACCCTGAGATCCCTAGGCGTCTCCATATATTCTAGGCTCTGGATTGGGAAGAAAGGAGTGTGGTTTGGGAACCAGATGTGGCCTTCGGTATCAGGGTCGGCGAATTATCCTGTCTCCTCTGCTCCAATTACCAGTATAATACCATACTAATCGTCCCATGTCAATATACCTTATTACCAGTTTATCGTCAAAATCGTGACTGGAATCTGTGGCATATCGCCATCAGGCCTTGACATCTGCACTCCATGGGTATACTATTCCCAATTATGGCTATTGTATATAAGACCACCAGATACCTATCATGCGACCAGTGCGGCTATGAGTGGATTTCCCTAAATGATGAACAACTCCCACGCAATTGCCCACTAACGGGCTGTAGATCACGCCGCTGGAATGGCAATGATCTACGACGTAGCCCCAGGAGACCTCGTACCCTGACTGCCTAGGAGCTGACGATGGGAATGTCTCAGCGTAGACGCAGATATGGTTCCAAAATTAGAATATCAGAGGCTGATCTGACGTCGGCATTTCTACAGCTAGCTGATTTATACCAGTGGCATCTACGCTACCATACGCTGGATAGCCGTAGGAACGCTGCGGGATTTCCAGATTGGGTAATCATACGACCGCCTAGAGTTCTGTTCGTGGAATTGAAGTCCAGCACGGGTAGGGTCTCACCCGAACAGAAATTTTTCCATGACCAATTAGCTCAATGTCCAGGCGTAGAGACATACATATGGCGGCCCCAGGATCGAGACGAGATGGAACGTGTCCTCTCCGACGAATCGGAATCTAAAAACTCGTTGACACAATACTATCCACTATCTAATAATAATATAAATTCTAAAGGTGGAGGTGGTTTTGAAAGCCAAGAAGAGTCGCAAGATGCAGTCAATAGAAATAAGTTGGGGTGAGTGTTTAGAATATCTGTTACCTAGATTGATAAACGAAACCAATCAATCAGATGCTGCCGATAAAATAGGCATAAGCAGAGCTACACTCACCTACTGGTTATTAAAGCTGGGGGTTGTAGTAGAGAGAGTAGCTCTAGCTCCTGGCGAAACTGTCGCAGTGAGTTAGCTTAGTGCTTCTGGTAGTGGGTACGACAGAACTCTATTTTAAATCCCTGTTTAACAGCTAGCTCTAAATTCTTCAAGACATCCTTTTCCAATGGACAACCCAGTTGGGAAGAGTACCCTGATACCTCTGTCCCTACGTGGATAGTTCCCAGCTCAGTCTCTACCCTTGTGCTACCCCCAGTTATGGGTTGATGACACCTATAGCATATCGTCCACATTTCTACACACTCCTAACTCTAATTTTAGCCTTGGGTTGCCTTCTCGCAGCACTCAGTACGCTCTTGAATAGCCGCACGTCTCGTTTCTCGTCATTGATCCAGAACGAGCCTTTATAGTAGTAATTGTACCTACTGATGCTAACACGAGAGACGTAGCGGTATAATTCGCCACCGTAGCGGAACCGAATCACAAAATTGTTTCTGCGTTCCTCCTGGCTTCGGGTTTGACCATTGCCGTGGTCGCTTTTCCAGAAATAACTCCTCTTCAACCTATCGTGGTTGTCGATTGCCTCCTGGGCCTTCTCTCGGTTTGATGCCGTTAATCGACCTCTCATTTCTACACACTCCTTCTCTAATTTATTACTCCTTATTTTGCTTTCCCTCTTCCTCTGGTACCTTTACCAATTTATAGTCCTCCGACTCCCAATCTAGGATTTTGCATTCGCTAGTCCCTGACATAGCTAGGCATTCAATAATGTAGTCCAGCGCACTGATACCGTTATTATCCTTGGAACCCCATGTTTCTGTTGCCGTCCACAAGGTCACCTTCTCGAACTTAACCGTCATTTTCCTTTCTCCCTTCCTACTAGCTTTTCTATTAGTCTATCCCCCCATCGTTATATCTGGCATCAATGCCGTTTTCTTTCAAGTATTCCAATGCAGGACCGTGACTTTTGTACGCGGCTACATTCCCCTGTACAAAATCACAGCCGACCACATTTCTTGTTCTTGGATAGCGTTGTCTAGGTCTTACGAAATCGACTTCCAGTCCCTTGCCAACGCAACAAGCTCCCTCATCAATGCTACCCTGTGAAACCCATGTCTCCCACCATATACGTCCAGCCATTCGCAATATTGACAACTTGGGTTCTAAGTCCTTGACCTCATATGCGTTGATAACTTCTTCATTGTTTCTGCGTTCCTCCGTGCCTTGCCCGTAGGTCACTTTTATTTTCTTCATTTTTCCTTCTCCCTTCTTATTCTCCTATCTCAATTACCGTCTTAGCCTTGGACGTGGGGGTCGGTTGGCTGTAGATTGTATATATGATCGGACGCCTCAGCTCACACCTTAGAATCCAAATCATAAATCGTCGCCATGGTGATAGTTTCATGCTACACACTCCTAACTCCGTTTAATTTCTCCATAAGATAGGCTAGCTAATGACTAGCCTATCTGAGCAGAAGTTAAGCGACTTGTTGCTTGCGATACTTGCGCTTTAATTCTCTTTTGCACGCACAGCGACACGCTATCTCGCCGTCGGTTTCTATGGTGTCACACAAATGATCCGCAATTTCACCGCCCATTGCTGACAAAATCTCATACTCTACACCATCGGGTATCCCCTCATCAATGGCCGCATCCATGCATGAATCGCATATAGTTTTCATAATTAATTTCCTTCCACAATTACTATATTTTTTGCCTTAATAGAATTACCTGAACATAAGCCGCATGTAGCGCATGTAACCAAGCGTTTACCGTTTGATCCACGTTTGTTTGTATCACTAGGGCAAAGTATTTCATCCTTTGCTAGATCATTGGGATTATTAGTTAACCTGTAGTACCTAACATTACGCCCATACATAGACCGCAAGTTTTCAACTGTGTTCTTATGGTCAACACTAGCCATTGAATATTGAAAATGCCTAACGTCAAACCATTCTTCAGGCCATTGGTGAGTGTAGCTGGTTGATGTTACGCTAGGGCAAGCGTTGCGTATGGTATTTATTAATTCATACGGAAGCGTTGCTGGGTCGCCATAAGAACCAAACCTAACTCCAATGCTACGTTCTGATAGTATTAATCCTAAATGCTCAGGCGATATGTACGGAATTTTGGATAACGTCTTATATTTACCGCCTTGAGCAAATATGACATTAACGTAACATTTACGCTTACCATTGGATTGTAGCCTTAGTGGACAATAGCCACAGATAGCTTCGTCGGCGCCCGTCTTAATAGCATCCCATGGGTGCATGTTTTCAAGCATAATGTCAATTTGTGCCATTGCTCCTGACTTGTCGTTTGTCGACTTGGTACGTAATCCGCTGATTACCGCAATAATCGGAGTACCGTTAATAGGACTTTTGCCTTTATAGATAATAGCTGTGTTGGCTTGGCGAACTTGTAATGGTAAGTCATGTATATTCATGCTGTGGTGACTCGCCTAGCGTCGCTAGTGATGTATTTTCGAGTGTTAATGTTTTTGAAGAAGTCTCGGCCACTTTTATCACTGTGCATATACATATAATGCCCAGCATAATTAGGTAACTTTGGATTGGTTGACAACAACCCAAACTCTACTGCGTCGTTAAACGCATCTTGTGGATCTCTAATAAATAAGTCGTTTTTCATGATTCACACTCCCTTTCTAATTCAGCCTAGCCTTAATGTACCTAACGTAGCATGACATGGTTAGATTGTCAACCCCCTGCGTAAATATCCAAGCGTGGCGGCGTAAAAATGTACTAAAACTCAGCCTAGAAGTGTTGACATATAAAACCATCAAATCTCTATAATTAGATAGACGTAACCATGTCTTATATAAGCAATTGAAACATAGACTTTATATATTAACTAATTAACCAACAACGGTAACTGAAACTGTAACTAGAATCAGAATCAGAATCAGAGACTGTTACAGTCTCTGTAACTCTCAGAAAATAGAAAATAAACAGCTTTCTATTGTTTGCTGGGTAACTCTGATAGTAACCGCATTCTATTAAGCTCTAAACTGTGGTGAAGAATTTGGCGTTGTTGTGTCTATAAAAGTAGCAGTCCTTGGATGCTAGACTCCGCAGCAGTAACCCCCCAGCTTCAGTATTGAACAAGTATAAGACCTAGTTGATTGTATTCTTATACTTGTATGTACCTTGTCTTATACTTGTAAAAACCCTGTACCCTAGTACCTTGTATCCTTGACTCTGTTGACGCTGGCGTCGAGGCTGCTGCTTCTTCTGTTGTTTGTTTCTTTGCTTTGTTTCTTTGCTGTTGGATTGATTGGTTGATTGGGTTTGCTTGTATAGATACGTGGATGGTATGTATAGGGGATGGCTTGGCTTATAGAAACGACGTTATTGACCATCCCCTGACGCTATTGTTTCTGTAAAAAGAGACTTTTACCATATTCCCCCTCATACCAGAACCCGTCACACTTGTCACATTACCCTTAGTCCTCGAACCAGTTTCCCTGCGATTCTGAGATTCTGGTATAGGGTAGAATTGCAGAATCCTTGGAATGCTCTATTACGAATTTAACGAATTTAACGAACTTTATAACTTCGTAAACTTCGTAAACTTCGTAACTTCAAGGGGATCAAGGGGGCCAACAAAAAAAGATGATCCCCTTGACCCCTTGGTCACAAAACGCCAAACCCGATGATCCCCTTGGGGGTCAAGGAATTCCCAAATTCCCACCCTATAAGGGAATCGGGGAATCCTTGGATAATCTGCCTTAAGTATGCTGTCAAGCGCTCAAACAGCAAACCAGCAAGCTTTTGTCACAGTATTCGTTTATGCGGATTAGGTGTTTGACATCATTAGTATTATATGTTTCCATTATATTAAGTTGTGGATAAGTCCATGGTAATATGTTTACAACTTAATAAAACACTATACATAGGAGAAAAGCATATGGCCGAGGTAATGAAAAACAGAATATTGGTTGGTGTAGAGGAGGCGATGGAGGCGTTGTCAATTGGTCGGAGCAAACTGTTGGAGCTTACACACAGTGGGGAGTTGCAGACCATCAAGATTGGCCGACGTAGACTTTATTCACTAGACGGACTGCACGATTGGGTACGGGCAAAAATGGATAATGGATAATGACCCATGGCAAGCTATTATGGACGATATTCTCGAATCCCGTTGGGGTGACTTTTTAGGATATCTCAGGCATTACAAAGGAAAGCGATTTAATTTTGGTGCTCTTTTCCGTGATTGCCAGATTCGTCGCATAGAGGGCGATAAGCTAGTACTCATATTTTCCCACGCTTCGCACCTGGAACGTATGGAAAAAGAACTACAGGATTTTGAAGGTAGGATGTTTATGCAGGAAGCCATCTACAAGGCACTGGGAGGCGATTATAAGCTAGAATTATCCAAAGTATCCGATCATGACCATTTTGCTAGAGCAGCCTTGGCAATGGGTGGTAGGTTTTTGAAAGAGGACGAGCTAGAGCGTATTAAAAGAGAACTCGTAGACGATAGGGAGCGTAACGACCAGAATAGACGGGAGGCACAGAGTAGAATACATAAACTATATATGGGTTCTTACATAACAGTACTCGCATCCCGTTTCGATGTATCCTCAAGTCAAGGTAAGGCTCAAGCGGCTGAGGCTATCTTCCCGATCATTGCGGATATGGATGATGGTTTTTCGAAAGATATGTGTTTTCGGAAACTGAAATATCTTCTTTTCGAAAAATAGTCCATATGCTAAACCATGAGATTTCCATATGAAAGAAGGAAAAGATAATGGATAACGAACAAGCATTACAGAAGATCAAAGAGCATCTGCGTTCGGACATTCCACCATTTAAAGGCGGAGCAGATATGTCCTTGGAGGGAATTTTAGACGGCATAGTGGATCTGTTCAAAAAATACGTCGTGTTATCGACAGATCAGGTTGTTGTCTTCGCACTCTATGTTGCCCACACATTCACATACAGGGTGTGCGACAACACTCCTTACATGTCAATAAGGTCGCCTGAGATACGATCTGGCAAGACGACTTTCTTATTCTTGCTGGAGGAACTGGTTTGGCAACCCATGCTAACCGACAACGTATCAACAGCTGCACTCGTTCACTACGTTCAAATGGGACGGACACTTCTTATAGATGAGATCGATACCGTGTTCGGGGCAAAAAGTGACGACAAGGAGACGCTGATCGGTATCATCAATTCGGGCTACAGGCGTAAGGGTGGGTACACCAGAATGGTCGGAACGACAATCAGGACATTCTCTCCAAAGGTGTTTGCAGGGATCGGCACTCTTCCTCCGTCAATTGAAGATCGATCTATCGCCATATGGCTACGCCGAAAAAAGAAGAGTGACCACACTGCGAAATTCAAGGAGCGTACTTATGCTCCTGAGTGCAAGGTCTTCCATGACCAACTGGAGAAGTGGGCACCTAAAGCTATGGATCATCTGCGGAACGCCGTACCAGACTTCCCGAAGGAGTTGAATGACCGACAGGAGGACATCTGGGAGCCATTGTTAAACATCGCAAATATGGCATCAGAGCGTTGGGCAGAGCTAGCGAGGAGAGCGGCTATTAAACTTGGGGGGGTAGGGATCAGCCTATGAGATACGAAAGACTTTTCTGTTTCCTGTTTTCCTCCTAGGGTGGAAACAGCAAACAGAAACTATGGAACGCTTATAATCCCACGCAACCACACCCTGTGATATACTAGGATTTAGATGGAGGTGTATTTATGCTGGAGGATAGAATACGCAAGACACAAGAACGGTTCTTAGAACAGTATGGTCGTACCAGAACTAAGACCACAGCAGCCAAATATGCTGGGATAACTACCGAGGCGGCTAGAAAGTGGGAAGTTAACGATACGTTGGGGTTTCGTGCCAAGCTAGCCACAGCGTCAGAAGTGTTTACCGATAGATTGGAGCAGTTTGCCGTAGAGACCGCATTTCAAATGAAGCCTGGCCAATCACCGCTTTTGTTAATAACACTATTGAATGCCAACCTTCCTGAGAAGTATAGGACTGGTATGCTAGAGCGGGACGATACCGTTAAGAACGTGCTGTCTGAGCTTAAGCAGATATCCATGAGGCAGCAGAAAAATAGGAAGGTTCAATCTGAAACCAATCACGTTGAAGAAGCCGAGCGGATTATAAACGAAGTTTAGGCTGGTCAATGACTACCGAAGTAGAGAACGAGTTATCCGAATATATATTTAAGAAGGTGGGCTTTACCCCTACAGAAGGGCAGAAGCCCATTCTGGCGTCTGGAAAGAGGTTCATCCTGACCGCTGGTGGTGACCAGGGCGGCAAGTCTATGCAGGTTAGCGCAGACATGTTGCAGCGGATTATGGAAGACCTAGGTAAGTATGACGATAACGAGCCGCTGCTTTACTGGCTGGTTGGGCCTGACTATTCACAGACCGCAAGAGAGTTCGAATATATATCTGACCACCTGACCGCTATATTCGGGCATAGTGCCGTATATGCAACCAAGAGAGTTGACCCTGGTTACGTTACCGTGACCTTGCCAGGGGAGCGGAAGGCTAAAATACGGATAGAAACCAAGAGCGGAACCGATCCACGTAAGCTAACAAGGGATTCTCCTAACGGACAGATCGGTTGCGAAGCTTCACAATTGGATTTAAATGTCTGGGAGCGCATGAGAAGCCGTGCCGCACATAAGCGGGGTTGGATAATCATGTCAGGGACTTTTGAAGGCAGCCTTGGGTGGTATCCACAATTGTGGAAAGCATGGCAGAGCGGGGTTGACGACAGACAGAGCTTTTCATTACCTACCTGGAGTAATACCTTTTTGTACCCAGGCGGTCGGAACGATCCAGAAATACTTAAACTTGAACGGGAATCCAGTGACGCATTCTTCATGGAACGTATCGCTGGTATACCCGTACCGCCTAGAGGTCTGGTGTTCGGGGAGTTCAGACCAGATATTCATGTTAAAGACGTTGAATGGGTGATCGGTGAGCCTATATATTTGTGGGAAGACCCTGGTTACGGCTCTCAAAGCGCACATGCGCTGCTTGTAGCCCAGGTTATTAACAACCGAATGCAGGTTTTTGACGAGATATACGTTCAACACCTACTTCAAAAGGAAGTTATACAGCTAGCGATGCAAAGACCGTGGTGGAAAGAAGAAGCTAAGTACCTTGTTTCCGATCCACAATACAAAGATCAACATCATTCCATGACCTCCGTCTCAGAAGTATGGATGGCCGAGACAGGTCTTTATGCATCTGGGGAAAAGATCAGGATTAATGAGGGAACCGAGAGGTTGAAAGGGTTTTTAAAGCCCGATCCCATTATGGGAGTGCCTGGAATTGTATTTAATCCCAAATGTGCAGGGGTTTTGAGTGAATTTGGTGCGTGTCCTAACCCATTTGATGGACAAACGAGAGTTTATCGGTGGAAAACTGACCCGGAAGGTAATATTGTTGGACAAACACCCGAAGATAAGTATAATCATGGGATAAAAGCTGTTATTTATGGTATCGTAGATAGATATGGATACGGTTACGTGGGTAATCGGCAAAAAGTTCTAGTAAAACGGTGGTGATATGGCTAAAATAACCATCGCAGCTATCAGAGACAAGGTGCAACGTCACCGAGATGCCACGATAAGCCTTCGTGAACGGTTTGATGAAGACTACTCAATGGCTCGTCTTGACGAAGCCATGCCTAGCGATCCCGAAAAGCATGAAGGTGAGAACGAAGGGTTCCATATTTATACTTCTAGCGATCCTAAGAACTTTTCTAAGAAGATAATCTCCTGGGCCTCCTCCGCTAACAGGATAATTCAAATTCCAATACACGGGGAGGATAGGCATAAACGGGATATTGATAACCAGAAGGAACAGTTCCTTATCGGAACCCTTAGAGCTGCTGACGAAAGGCTGGAAGACCTGGGTCTGCCCCCGTCACAAGACCAGTTCGCTTTTTTTGGTGCATTGAGAGGGCATATTATAGGCCGAGCACTGCTTAGAAAGCGGGATGACGGTACCACCGTTGTTGATATAACCCCATGGGATGCCCTACATTCCTACTGGGGCTTTGGCAGGGACGGTCTAGACTGGGCTTGCTATGTAATAAACAAGACTAGAGACGAGGTCAAGGCTCAGTACGGCAAGGATATACCACAGGAATCATATACCGACGACGACAGGGGTATTGAGATATACGATTACTACGATTCTCAAATCAATATGACCTTTGCTGATGACGGAACGATACTCAAGAAGAGAACACCGCACGGCTCTCCGAGAACACCTGTATTCCTAGGGATAGCAGGTTCTATGCCTCCTATACAGTCGGATACGCTGGATGATACCGCCAGAGATCACGGTGAAAGCATATTCGAGGCGTCTAGACAGTCATATAAAAGCTATAACTTAATTATGTCTATCGTTCTAGAGCTTGTGTCACGAGCTAGAAAACCGCCAATCATATTTGCCTCCAGGTCTGGTGAGAAAACACTTGATGAATCTCCTTATGAGACTGGTGTTGTAATGTCTTTAGCAGAAGGAGAGAAGATTGAAGCGGTAAAACTGCTGGAGATGACTAGAGATGCAGGTACGTTTATAGGCCTTGTTTCAGGGGAGATACAGCGTGGCACGATACCGCATAGCGCATACGGAGATATTGCCTTCCAGCTATCTGGTTTTGCCATAACACAACTACGTCAGGGGATTGATACATCTATTCAGCCTGTACTTCAACTTATTCAACGTGTTTACAGACAGATAACTAATCTTCTGAGTGATCAGTACGCTACAGGAGCGTTTGAAACGCTTAAAGTTAGTGGTCGTGATAACTCCAGAAAGTATTTTGAGCTTGAAGCAACACCTGAGATAATAAAAGAAGGTTGCGATCCTGAGATCAGCCTGGTGGGTAACCTCCCTCAAGACGATATGAGCAATGCGGCGATGGCCCAGATGCTACGTGAGGGGCCAGTTCCTCTGATGCCAGACAGATGGATTAGGGAAAACAAGTTAAAAGTACAGGATAGCGATATGATCGACGATGCCATTAAGGAACAACTCGGTGAGAGAATGGTTCCGATGGCAACATTGTGGTCATTAATGGTTGCTGCTGAGGAACAAGGTAGAGATGTTCTTGCTGAGATTCTCCTAGATGAGCTACAGATGATGATGATAGAAAAGCAACAACGTATCGCAGCATCTAAGATGGCGGCACAGGGTATGGGAATGCCACCTGGTATGGGACAAGATACGGGTGGCGGCCCTACAGCTAATCCACAGGCGGCTCCTAACGCTATGTTTGGTGCTCCTCCACCTATTCCAACGCCTCAAGGCGGGCCTAATGTACCGCCAGGATCACCACGGCCAGGAGCGCAGTCAAGAATACCGTAGGAGAATAAGATTATGACACCAGAAGAACTAGCTACAGCGTCCCAGGCAGAGCTTGTACAGGCCGTTTTAGAACTGAGAATAACCGCATCGGAAGCCATACAAGTTATGGCAAAGCGTTGGCTCAAAATAAGTGATGCAGCGGGTGGCATGCCAACGGGGTTTGAATGGAATCCGACGAAAGACGCCCACGATTGGATGAAAAGAGAGCTGGAAGCACGAGGTGAACTTAGGCTTTTAGACACAGCATGGATGGGGGGGAATGAAGAACAGATAACAGAATCAATTAAGGAACAAATAGCAGAGGAGAAGAGACAAACACTCCAAGAGAACATATGGGACTTTGAATCATCCGCTGGTGGATTAAACATAGGGGCTGATGCGGATGCTCTGGCCGATGCGGCTGCTAAGGCTGCTGCGGATGCTGCGGGTGATGAGGGTGGTGATGAGGGTGGTGGCTACCCTAGAGGATTAGGATCACGAGAACAAGCGTTATTCGAGCAGGAAGCAGCACCGTGGAATGTATTTCAGCAGTATCTTCTTGGAATGCCAGGATATGGACAGATGAGTCCTGGTGGCAAGTCTGCTCTTCAAAGGCTATCTGGCCCTATGCAATCTGCATGGCTAACAGGTTTAAGCCGTGAACGTCCTAAAGAGTATGACGATCCAGGGGCCGCAGCTACGAGTTTCAGAAACTTTTTGGCTAGAGGTGGTGCCGATGTAGGACTTCCAGCGGCCTTTCAACGCTTTGGGGATATCAGTAGTGCATTTCAAATAGACCCAGAGATGAGGACTGAGGAACAGAAATTCATGGGAGGGTTCTGGAAGAATCCTGATGTACGAGATCAGTTTCTTGGGGCCGTAGAGCCAAGTGTTAACCCGTTCTTAAGAAATGCTTTTAGAAACTATTTGTCTAACGAGTTCCTAAAATTCCAAGCTAAAACTCCTGAAAAATCATTTGCTCACGAGATACCTAGATTTAAAGGAATACTGGGGGTACAGTAATGAACCAATATTTAGAAGGATTAAACCAAATAGGTTTAGCCAACACTCTTCCAACGGATACCCTTACCCCTCCTAGCTTTGATGGAAATCCATTTCGTTCTTACCTAGGGGATGTTCCTCAAGCTGCCTATTTCTCGTTTCAAGACCAGTTTGGTCAAACTCCAAGAGGTGTGACTTCCCCTAGACAGAGACAGTACTTCCAGAACCAGTTCCAGAATATACATAATCAGTTCATGGGACAACTAGGTGAACAGCTACGAAGGGGACAAGCTCCGACTAGACAGTTTACGGATTTCCTTTCGGAGCGAATACCTCAAGGGGGAAGGACAGAAGGAGTTCCTGTTGCACCAACTAGGCCAATACCATTTGCGGAGCGATTCGCTTCCCTGCCCCCCATTTTAAGGGGTGATTACTCAGCTAGCAGATTAAGTCCCAGAGGTAGGTTCCTCTTCTTCTAATGACTCAACCTAACCCATTCCTACGACAACAGTTTCCGCCAACAGTAGGGGATCGGGATCGTGGGAAACGTAGCTTTATGTCCCAGCAACCCGTTAAGTCCGTTCCATCTCTTCAATCTCTAGTTGAAAAATGGAAAGTAGAGAGACCCCCAGATGTTGTTGAAACTCACCGAAAGAACGCTCAAAGACTACAAAGTCTTGGGTATCGTGATGCCAGAGGTAATCCCATTGACGAAGAAACATATATTAACCATGAGGTTGCCGAATGGGGGCTTATCAACAAGCTGAAAGTCGATCCTAAACGCATACAAAACATTATAAGTAGTGTTTACCCAGGAATGCGTTCTCTTCAAAAAGAAGTAACGTCTACTACTACTCCCATCTCGAAACAACCTATGCCTGATACTGAGGAAAAGCAAGATCGTGGGACGTATTTGGATAGAACGAAAAGGATGTTTACACCGAAGGCGTTCCAAGAGTCTCCTTTCCTGAAAACTATGGGAGAGGGACTCGATATATATTCGAAGGTATTTACAAGGGGTGCTATGGAGCTTGCTGATAAGCAAGCTGGGCCTTTGCTTCGACAATTAGAAAGAGCAAATGTTCCTGGGATTAGCGGATGGGAGGAGTACGAGCCTGGACGTTTCTGGGAAGAGAGAGAAGAATTCCGTGAAATATCTGGTAAAGACCCACTTAAGAGCATGGAGGGGTTTCTCGAATTCCTAAAGTACGGGGAATCTAAACAACCTGACTTGCCTTGGGGAGTACGTGGCGCATTAGAGTTATTGCCTCAATTGATTGGTTCGGGGACAGGTGCAGTAACGAATCTTACGGCTGGGGCCGTTAAGGCGGGTAAGATAGCTGCAACTAAGAAGGGGCCAGTGAAGAAGGCTTATCTATCTGCCCAGAAACTCTTTGAGGCTGGAGCAGAAGGGTCAAAGCCTCTGGCAGCAGTTGAAGAGGGTGTGGCAAGGGCTCTTGGGTTTGCAGGTCGAAAGTCATTACTGGGATTACGTAAAGCGTATCCTGAAGTAGAACGTCTATTAGCAGGAGAGCGAGGCGGTGCGAAGTTCCCAGGTAGAAAAAAGGTACCTGATGAGGATGTTATAGGAAAAGAGGTTCCTCCTACCGCTGCGCCTGTTGAATATATTTTGCCCACTAGGGTGCGGGATTCACTCTTGCGACTTAGGAAGGCAATCGATGAAGGCATAGAAGATTATCGCACACGGGGTCTTAGACCAGCCACAGTTGGAGGAATCCCAGAAAGGGAAATCCCCTCTGGCTGGAGAGCGGGTGTCGATCCCCAGTTAGAATCTATGGGAATGAGAAGACCGCTTCCTATAGAAGATGTTCCAATAGATGACGTTAAGCTTGAAATGGCTCAGGAGGCTCTTTCGGAACGTCTTGGGGGTATAGCAGAGGAGATGATAAAACGGGGCGTGAAAGTGCCACGTACCATATCTAACTTCGCCAAGACTGACGTGTACGGGGAGATTGATGCCGTACAGCGGGCTAATCGGGGGCTTCATCGACCTAATATAGATGATATTAAGCGGTCGAATGCCTTGATTTATGATGCCATTGCAAGACGACATGGAGGGAAATCCATAACCGACGAGTTTGATATCCTAGCAGACGTTAAGCCTGGTGAAGCAGGAGATCGCTTAAACTTGAACCGATTTGCTGCGGATTGGGACGAGCTGGGCCAGCCCGAAGAAGGTATTAGGGCTTCTAAGGACGCTATGAAGGTTCTAGAAGAGGTCGAAGAACTGTTATACAAACCCGTTGCGCCTGTTGTGGGGGAGACCCCAGCCATTATAGGCACAAAGCCACCCATTGCTCCTACTGTAGGCCCAGTCTCATCAGCGGGTTTTCTAGACCGAACTAGTCAGAAGTTAAGGGAACAAGTAGGCGATATAGGTCAACAGATTAGGCAACCATTCGGTAAGCGAGGAGAGCCAAGAGTCCTTCCATGGGAAGGAACGAGGGTTTTAGAAACGCCCACATCTAGAACCGAGATTACGCTAGGGAGAAAACCGTCTTTACTAGAACAAGCCAGTCAACAGATTAGGCAATCATTCGGTGCTGGAAGGGGAAAACCGCCACCCAAAACTACATCTGGAGGAGAGATCATCCAGACTCCTGGAGAGCGGCTCATGCCAGAGATAAATATCTCTAAAGAGCTAGAGATAGCTTTTGATCCTACTAAGGCTAGGGAACTTGCCGAAAAGGTAATTGAGTTCAGCAAGTCTAGGGATATACCAGGAATTGAATTCTTTTTACGATTAGGCAATCCTTCTCTATATAGAGACAGTGTATTGTCAAGGGTTGGCATAGCAAGAATGCGTCTCCGAGTTTCAGGGAAACAGTGGGCCGATAGGCTGATGTCGCATGTTAGGGCGGTTGGCACTCAAGATGAAGTGTTTGGACGTACAGACTTAGCTACTGGTAAGTTCGTTGATGGGCCATTTATAGGACGATCTATGAATGAGATCGCAGAGAACCCAAGTAAATTCAAGCTAACCGAAAGAATGGAGGAATGGCTTAAGCGAACACAGACCGTTGAGGAAGCTAAATTTCAGTATATGAAGGAATCTGGTATTAAGATAGAGCGTATACCAGTCGGCGAGAGAGAAATGGTCGAGAGGTATGCGAATAGGATTGTGGTTGGAAGGTATGCTAAAGACGGAGAACTATTAGAAGTTAGGTTCGTTGGGCCTAAAGGAAGCACAAGGCTAAAAGGCTTGACCCCACAGGAACAGAAACGGGCATACTCCACAGTGGAAGCTGCTCAAAAAGATCGATTTGTCGTTATGCCTTACGAACATGCCCTAGAAGTATCGTCAATAGCTGTCATAAATAGGGTGGTAGACAAGCGTATAGCAGAGTATATCCTGAAGAACTTGCCTGAAAACGTCAAATTCCGTACTACGGAAGTATCGAAGGAAACCAGAAAAGTAGAAAAACTCGCAAAGAGTGCTCTAGATTCAATTGATAATGTTATAAAGGTTGCTAACGCAGCGATTAATAATAGGTCAATATCTGGATCAACACTAAAATCTATTCGTTATAATAACCTGGAACTTGCGGAACAACTTGATAGGGCATTTGCTATTAATATTAAGGAGTTCGATCGGGCAATTGGGGGATTTTCAAAAGATATTCTGAGAAATTTGATCGTTAATAGAAAAGCCTTCAGAGAGGCACTGGACGCAGTACTAATAAAGGCTGGCAAAGCAGGAAGGCTCAATGCTAGAAATATTACGCCTGGAGATTTAACGGCAGCGTTAAAGATTATGGGTAAAGACCAGCGCATAAGTAGTAAAATGCTGACTGAAGTTTACAAGAATGCATTTGCAATAAAGACTGCTAGACGAAACGATATATTAAATAGAGTCAAGAACTCAGCAACAAGGAATAGAGTCGGTCTTGAAAAAAAATACATAGCAGCTAAAAAGAAAACAAAAATAGAGAGCGAAAAGAGGAAAAAAGTCGGCCCTATCGAGCGTAGAGTTGATATTCCTGGGATGGAAAATCGGATTCTTACAGGAGAAGGAGCACCTCAGTTCAAGCGGGACTTTGAAGAAATGATGAAAAGTCCCGAAGCCAACGAGTTTCTAAGAAGAGTAGCCGAGCTGAATGCAGTGCAGAGGATACTTGTGTTGGCAGGGGATGTAAGTCAATTCTGGATTCAGTTCCAGGCTGCTCTATACACACATCCCCAGGCGATATTTCATTCTGCAAAGGCATTTGCAGAGACGTTTGCCAAGGCTATATTAGACCCATCTGAGGCTAGGCGACTACAGCATATACGCATAGATAAACGTAGGCCTTTCTACAATGAACATCCAAATTTAGTAATATCTAGTTCTGGCCTTGAAGCTACTGAGGCACTAGCCAAGGGTGGAGTTCTGGAACAAAGGGCCGTCTTAGGTACGGGATGGCGGGGACGAGTCGGTGCAATCCCAGGCAAACTAGCCATTCCTCTAAAGCCATTCCAGATGGCGTATGAGTCTGGAATGGACGAGGCTGGTTATCACATCGCCAAAGGCTTGGAGAGTTTAGCAAAAGGCGATCCTAAAAAAATGAGTATCGTAGACGACTATGTTAATAATATAAGAGGACTAATTTCTAGTGAAAAGCTCGGAGTATCTACAAACCAGCGTTTGCTGGAATCGTCTATACTATTGGCCGCTCGATATCGACGTGCGGTAGCCGCTCTGTACGTATCGGCATTGCAGGGAGGCATTAGAGGTGATCTTGCACGAAAAGCATTTCTACATCTAGGAGTAGGAATCTTATTTACCTATTCAGCTATAACTATTGGGTTGGGTATTACGGGTGGTAAATCCAGGAAGCAGATATTGGATGAGCTAATAGACGGGGTTGACCCCCGTCACTCCAGATTCCTGTTATGGCGTATGGGAGGGCAGTTAGTCGGGCCTGGTTCCAAGTTCGTATCAGATTTCCGACTTATGGGCAAGATGGCGGTAACAGTAGCAGACCCACTAGGAGAAGATAATCTACTGGACTTAGATGAGTTTCAGGAAAATGACGGGGTTAGGTGGGCGCGTGCGCAGCTTGCAGGAGTACCAAAAACTGCATGGGATGTATTTATTGGGTCTGATTATATGGGGGAGCCAACAGCGATAACAGACCCAAGTACCTGGGCTAGGATGTTAGGAGATTGGACTGTACCTCTATGGGTACAGGGTGTCATATTTGATGGGGGTACCCCTGAAGAGAGGATGACTCGTGGGACAGCCGAGTTTATAGGGCTACGCACATTTCCTCAATCGGCCTCAGATATTTTGATAGACCAGTCGTTCGATATCATGGGCAAGCCTTACGAAAAAACCGAGACGTTTGAAAGAGAGATTCTACGTGAGGTGTTGAAGGGTGATCTTATTCCATTACAGGAATCACTAGCGGAACGAGGTAGTGAGATAGCCAGTTACTTCTCTGAGTTGGACAAGATCAATGAAGATAGAATAGCTAAACTCTTGGAGCTTTCCAGAAAAAAGTACAGTTGGTTAAAGTATAAGTCTATTGAAGACTACGCTCGTGGTCAACGGGCGAACGCTGGTATAGATCAAGAGTTTGAAGAAAGCAACCCTGAAGACGAAGACCCGTTGAAAGCAGCACTGGCACAACGTAATCAACTATTTGGTAATCCTAATCTACGGTCAGATGCTGGTACCCTACTGCCAGAGTTCCGAATAGAAATGGAGAAACTCATAGCTAGTTGGACGCCTGAACAAGCTGATTATGTAGCACGTAATATCAATAGGAGACCTATCCCTCGTAGTATCTTCGACAATCTACCTAGAGACCTCAAAGCTGATATTGGGAACTCTCAAAGAAAACGAGAGGAAGCCCTGATACAACGTGGTAGAGAAGACTTGGCACGTATATCCAATAGGTTTTTCTTTCTAGACGAAGAAGTTCCTGAGTCTTTAACTCCAGGGTTAGCGGAACTGAAGCCGCCTACATTCGAAAAATTCGAGAAACCGATATATGGGAGAATGAGAGGGTTTAAATAATGTGCCTTCCTGGCAACCAGACAATATATAGGCAGTGTAGAGACGAGATATTCCGAACGAATAACTATCAGCGTTTGAGGAATAGGGAGATGCGTTTCATTCTTGCCAAGCATGGTGGATGCATGAGTAAGCCTCTATTACTTGACAAGGAAAAGAAACCTATGCTAACGTCTTAGCCAGCGACATATGGTGGCTCATGGTCTAATGGCCCAAGGGATTCCCTTGGGTCATTTTTATTGAGGTTTTTTATGACTAATGAATATATTGAACCCGACGATACTCCGATAGCTACTGATGAAGATACAGCTACTGAGAGTATATTGGACGAGATAGAACGTCTTAATAAGGCAGGGGACAGAGCTGAAAGCCCTACGCCTACCGATCCGATAGGTGATGCCCCTACTCCTCCTGTAGCTGAAGCTCCTGTAGCTAAAGCTACTGTAGCTGAAGCTCCTGTAGCTGAAGCTCCCTCACCTGAACCCGATGTAACTAAGCAAGCAATCTTCCAGGCGCAAAAAGAACGTGATGATGCCCTTGCACAAGCCAAGAGGCTGCAGGCTGAGGCTCAAAAGGCACAGACTCAAGCCCAGGCGATTGAGTATCGTGACAGTCTGGTTAACGAAGGCTATTCACTAGAAGAGGCCAATAGGGACACCCAGCAGCGTCTTGATGCCTATAATAGAACCTTGCAAGAGCAGCAAAAGGGACAGAACCGAGAGGCTTTCTTACAAGGACAGTTCAGAGCTGCTCTGCATTTTGGCAAACAGTACGATATTAATCCCGAAGACTTGATTCAGTATAGTACGCCTCAAGCAATGGAGCTTGCGGCTAAGAATGCAAAAGAGCTTAACGACTTGAAGAACCAAGTCAAGAAGCTAACTCAAGATAAAGTTCCCTCCCAGACATTCGACAACGGTGTGTCGTCTGGGCCTTCCCAGAGAGATGATGACTATTGGATGGATAGGTATAGCAATAACGACAGGTCTGAAAGGGCCGTTGCCGCAGGCAGAAGAGCCGCAGGACTTTCATAGGAGGAAATGATAAATGGCACAGACAGCAACAACTGGTAATCTGGAAAATGCCCAAAGGATCATTATCGCAGCGGCGAGGTATACAGAGGAGCATAATGCTCCAGCACTGGCACTTATTGAGCAATTCCAATTGCCCAAAGGTTCCAAGCAAGTTACTGTCCCGAAGATAGGGCAAATGACTATGTCCGACCTAGTAGATGGGATGGACATTGTAGATGAAGAAGAAATTGGAATGACAACAGTCGATCTTACGGCAAGTGAGATCGGAGCCAAGGTTATTCTGACAGACAAACTTGTTAGGCAGAGTGCCGACAACGTATTCTCCATGATCGGACGACAGCTTGGTGACGGCATGGCTCGGAAGAAGGACACAGACGTTATCGCCCTATGGCCTAACCTTAATGGCGGTACCAAACTCGGTGCTGACGATAAGGATATGAATACAGCGAATGTTCATGCTGTTATATCTAACGCCAAGGCGAACAAGTTCGGGAACCAACTGTATCTCATTCACCACCCAAACGCAGTCGCAGCACTTTCCCAGCAATCGGCTACTACCGCTGATACGGCTGCGGCAGCAGGGCTTACCAGTGGATGGAGCGTAGACCTACTAAAGAATTTCTATAGCAACCTACGTCCTATCAACAACGTTCCTATATTTGAAGACGGGAACATTGAAAAGATCTCTGGCGCTGACTCAGGGTACGGCGTTATAGCTGATAAGACAGCTATGGCAGCTTTGACAAGTGTCGCTACCAGAACAGAGCGACAGAGGGATGCCTCTCTACGAG